TAAGGCGTTGAAATTATACCAAATAAGCTCTGCACCAGAAACCAATTTAAAAGATTTTTTGGGGCCACGAAATTTTATATTAACTTGTTTATTTTTAATAAAAAATGGAAAACAAATAACCTCAACTTCTTTATTAAATTGTGGCATGAATTCATTATCACTAAACACTTTCATTTTAACAAGTGTTGATTGACTTATCATTCTGCCTTCAAACCATTTTACTGCCTTATCGGTTAATTGTGTTTTATTTCTCCATTCAGGTACTAAAAATTCTTTTTGTTTTTCATAAGGTTTATATTCAAAAAATGCTGCTTCACAATGAAAGCAATATGCTGTATTTGTGCTTGGATAATATTCTAAATCTTTTTGATTCTTTTTTCTCCTGTTTTGCGAACATTCAGGACAGATATATCTTTTCTTTCGAGTAGTATCGAAATTAATATCATATATCAGTTTGGTTTGTGAACTTTGATATTTCATTAGATAAATCCTTGTGAAAAGTTGTTTTTAACTTGTTTTTTAGGTTTAATTATTTCATCATTCCATCGCTCATTGTTTAAATAAGTTTCAGGATGAGGTTGAAATTGTTTATCTGAAAATTGAGTTAACCATTCAGGCAATGTTTGTATTATTGTTTTTTGTTTATCATATTTCAATTTATCCCATTTATTTTTACACTTTTTTTTATTTCCTACTTTTTTATTATATAAATTCCAAAATTCATCAAATGATATACTTTCCTCTACTTTACTCTTCTCTACTTTACTTTGTGTACTTTTGTCAACATTTAACCAATTAATGACAACATTAACTTTATTTATGTAATCATCATTTAATAAAATGTACTCTTTTATAATTTCAGCTTCTTTTCTTCGATCAATTGCTTCAAAATATCTTTGTTGAATTCCTTTTGAAGTTAAAATATTATATTTTTTATTCAGTAATTTATCAAATAAATGTTCGCTTAAACAATCATTAATAACATCATTAACTTTATTAATGTCTACATTTATCGAATTTGAAAATAAGGCTATATTTTTTTTATCCCAGTTAATATAATATCCCAAATTATTATAAATTCTTTCAAGTAAACGAAAATAAACATAATATCCTACCTCTTTATGTATCGCTATAATATATTCTAATTCATCATCCAGACTACATGAGTGTGGAAAATAATCTAATCCTATTTTAATTTTTCTTGCCATTTTTAAATATTTAATAGTATTTTAAATGCTAATTTTATAGCTTCTTTATAATCTATTTCTGGATTATCCATTGTAACTTGATATATAATTAAATCAATGTCAATCATTGATAAAGGCTCGTTTATTACTAAAACTATTTTTTTAAAAATTTCTAAAGATTGATCAAATAAATTTAATTCATGTTCATATTTATGACAATCAGAACATAATGTTATTAAAGATTCATTTGGATAGTTCCAAATATTATCTGCTTCGTTTTCATAAAATATATGATGTACATGTAATTGTTTTTTTGTGTCACCACAAATTCTACATTTAAAATTATCCCTTTGCATTATTTCTAATCGCTTCCTTTGCCAATTTGGGTGTTTTAACTGCTCTTTGTAACTCATTTTATTACATCTTTAATAAATACACTATAAATTTCATATTCTTTCTTTTTGTTTTTTGCCTTTTCGCACATCAATTTAATTCTTTTGATGTTATCAGATACTGGAAAAAGTAGTCCTTGAGTGTATGTTTTTTGTTTATTCATATTACATTTGTTAAAGTTCAAAGAAAAAAAATTAGCCATTAAACCCTAAACTTGAAATAACGGATTTATCAAAGCTATTAAAATTGTTCTCTTTTATTTTTTTGCTTACTAATTGACGTGATTGTCCTAAATTAGATGCAAGCCAGTTAATTGTTTTATTATGCCTGTGCATCCAGATCAGTAATTTTTCACTATATTTTATCAATTCCATAACCTATGTTACAATTTTGTCCGAAATAACCCGGGATTTCTCCCGGGATTTTGTCTATTGTGATTAATCACTTTTCACCCACAAATATACAAAAAGTTTATTAAAAAACAATAATCACAAATAAAATTAATCCTAAAATTATTAAAATCTGCAAAAGTGTTGCAATACGCTTAATTTGTCTTTCTTTTTTCATTATTTTGGTTTTTTATGTAATTTGCCATTTTTTCATTCATTATTTGAAAAAAATAATTAGCTATGCCTGAACATTCTATCAAACTAAAGTCACCTATTTCAATAGTTATGTTTAATCCTTTAGAAGATTTTTTAGCTATTAAAGTTAATGGTTCTCTGTTCATTGTTGATGTAACTTCTTTTTCTGTTTTACTTTTAGTTTCTTTTTTCATGGTTAAAATAATTTCAATTGTCCTTTCAATTTATTTTTCATACGTGTATCTTTTCGGTGCTGTCTATCGTATCTGTTATGGCAACGCTGGCACATAGCTTTGAGGTTATTGTTATCGCAGTTGGCCGGGTTGTGGTCTAAATGTGCCACGGTTAGCACTACGCGAATAAAACCATGGTAACGCAAACTTTCAGACAGGTTAGAACAACTCCACTTAATACGTGCATTTATCATGTCCCAGTCAACACTGTTTATATACCGGAAGGTGCCATCAGGGTTTCGCTTAATAATGCTGTGGTTTTTTACACCACACACTTCACAACGGCCCTTTGCCCTGTTGGTTCGGATATCATATGATATCTGATCCCAGTTGGGCGGGTAAAGTTTCTTATTTTCGGGCTTTATCGGCATATTTTAAAATAATTTCAATTGTTCTTCGTTTACTTTTTTAATTCTAAAACATCTTTTTTCTAAATGATGCTCGCAATTTCGCCAGGACGATAGATATTTTTCAGCATCTTTTTTCGCTTTTTCATCGTCTTTTTCATGCGGATAAACGTACCAAATTTTGTATCTTTTTTCGTCCAGTAACTTAGCACTATCCGGCACTTTTTCAACTTTTTCAAACGAATGAAAACTAAAAGTGTGAAAAGGAGTTATCACTTGTTCTTCTTCAAGATATTTCACTTCTGCAAAAAAAGAAAAATCCTGGCCATTTGATACTTTGACAATATCACCTATCTTTAGTTTGTTTCCAATTCTATCGTATAATTCAAGTAAAAACATAATTGTTCATTTTTTAGGTCTCCACATTTCGCAAAATCCATGTTCACTCCAGTCGCTATGTGCCTTCGGTTCCTCGCCTTCAAAGCTAACTAAACAAATCCATCCTTTGTGAACATTACAAACGCATTTTGGATTATTTTTATCATAACTATCTGGTTTTGGTTCAGTTATACAATGGTAAAAATCTTCATAGTGATTTCCACAATTGCAGCAACACTGTCCAGTAGGTAATCCTTTATTACATTTTTTTTGATTAATTTTTGCCTGGATATTGTCTTTTAGCTTTTCAAGTTCCGGATCCAGGCAATATGGAGTATCACGATTAAGGTAATATATTTTATTAATGCCATCAAAATTTGCCACAAGACCTCCTGTTTCTGAATCAAAAACGACAAAATATCTTTCATAAACTTCAAATTTGAAATATCTCTGTTCACGAAAATCATCTGTTTTTGCATTTGCCTTTAGCAATTTTACAATTTCATTGTAGGTTTTTTTCATAGCTTTAGTTTTTTAATTTTGTTGTTTCTATTTTCTAATTTATTTTTATGATTTTCAAGGTATTTTTTTACATTTTTACCTTTCGGTACGAATACAGCAGTTTTAGGAGCAAAATCTTCTAAAATATAATACTGGCCTTTTTTCTCGATTTCTTTTTGTCGCTCCTGAGCCTTTTCAATTTTAGGCTTTAATTTGGCTATCGTTTCAAGCTCCTGAATAGTATTAATTATCATAGGTCGTATATTTCTTTTAGTCGTTCGCCGTGGCGAATATCTCTATTTCTTTCTTCGATTCTTAACTTTTCCTTTTCGATAATTTTATCCATTTCATCGATTAAAGATGATTTGTTTGGATTATTATTTACTGGTAGAATTTTTAGTTCACAAGGGATCCGCTTTCCACCTGTTAATTTGTAACATTCCAGTTCTTCTTTTCGATATACCGGAACCAAACATCTATATTTACCGTCTATATGGTAAGTACTTCCATGTTCTGTAATCTCGATATAAAGGTTAAATTCATTTTTACCCTTTGTCAGATGTTCGTAAACATCATCTTCAAAATGTAACTCAATTTCATGTTCTAATTTTGTTTTTAGAATTGTGAATTTGAGAGGCAAATTTCTTGAAATAGGTACTTTTTTCATAGCTTTAATTTTTAATTTAATGCAAGCTAACAATTATTTTTGTTCTAAACAATGACTTTTGTCATGTTTTTTTTCAAAATAAAAAGTTCCAGAAAATGGTTTTGTTGGTGTAATTTTGAAATATGAAGCTATTTTATTCAAATATTCTATTTTCCGTTTTGATTTTTCTGTTTTTGGATTTTTTGGTAATTTTCCCAATCTATTATGCAACCCTTTTAAATGCCAGTTTCTAAATGTTTCTAAATCTAACGAATGTTTATAATGATTAATTAATTTTTGTACAGGGACGAGATTTTCTTCACAATCAAGCTCGGTTGGTTGTAAACTTTTATCTGGATTTCTTCTGACAGGTATAATGTGGTCTATTTGCCAATCATCCTCAAGTTTAGTACCTGAATATGCACAAAGGCCATCAAACTTTTGTTTAATTTTTTCTCTTTGTTTTTTACTAATATATGCCATTTTATGTTAATTTTTTAATTCTTTAACTTTTTTTTGATAATATTCTTTAAGCTCTAAAAGTTCAGACCTGCTCCATTTGTATCCGTTTTTTTTATAATTTGCCGCCCTTTCATATAATTCATCAAATCGTTGTTGCCCTATCCGGCTCAACAAATTATCTCTATAAGGTATTAAATGGCTATCATTGAAGCAGTTACAACCAGAACACTCCCCTGCACAATTATCCTCATCGAATCTTAAAGCATCATACATTCTTACTGAAAAGAAATGACCGGCTTGCATATTATCCTTAAATTGTCCACAGCTTATGCAAGGTTTATCTATATCTCTTAATCGGATATATTCATTGAAAATTTTTTGCACATCCTGTTTTAGTTTAGCTACTGTCTTTTTCTTTTTTGCCATTTTTCACACAGTTTCAAGTTTTTCAGCATCTTTCGGATAAATAGTTGATTGCTCATAACGATAATAGTATTCACTTATCTTTTTGCCGGCATCTTTGATTGATTTTTTTGCAGCAACAATATCCACGTTGTCAAATTCTGACAAAGTAGATATAATTTCTGATAACGAAGTATTGATATCGTTGAATTGTTTTATATCCATTTCTATTTTTGCCATTTTTCAATAATTAAAAATTAATAATTTTCATTTTTCGATCATATATTGTATTCTGGATTTTGTTATTTTATGAATCATATCCTTTGGACTCATTTTTCTATCTTTTGAATATTTAATTTGTTCTTCAGGAGGCAGTTTAGACAAAGCTATTATCGTGTTTTGAATTATTATTGTTTTACTTTTCATTATAGTTCTATTACTTAAAAATTATGCTTTTCATCATCAAGTTGCCAATAATAAACAATATCTCTTTTGCCATCTAAATATTCCTGCATTTGTTGTATAGCAATTTTCATGCGTTCAATTGTTTCTTCGACTTGAGGTCTTAATTCTTCTTTTGTTGTAAATTCAGTGAAAGCCTTATTTCTTCGTGGTTGATATATGTCAACTTGTGCTTTATCTGAATCTTTTTTAGAAAATATTTGAACAACGTAATTCATACTTCCAAAGTATGATAATTTTTCTTTTTTTATCTCTAACGATAATTTTTCTTTTTTACTTTTCATAGCAGTATAGTTTTTAATGATTTCAATTTTTTATTGTAATTCAGGATGTTCATGAATAGTACTAAAATGTTTAGTATTTTCAATCAGCCAAGCTGTCATTTGCGGATTTGCTAATGGTTCTAAAATCAAATCATCAGAAAGCACTAAATCTTTACAATCTGATTTCCAATAGTCAGCCTTTATAGCAAAACCGCCAGCAACTCTGTATATTCTGAAAATAACACCTCGATTATCTATCCGCAAATCATTTTCATAAATATCCCGACTGTCCTTATCAATTAATCCAGTAAATTCATCAATTGTTTTTGAATCAACTTGTATAGCATCTAATCTTTCTGAAATTTCCCATCCAATAGGTAAAATATAGCAACAAACAGGATTGGCATAATAATAACCGTAAATCCATTCATTATTGTTAATATTTTTCCCTCTAAAAATATTTTTCATAGTTTTTAAAGTTTACTTAATTTTTTCATTTTTAAAAATAAATTATAAGGTATTTTTTCCCAGGAAGGTTTATCGCCAGTTTTCCACCTTAAACATTCATATTTTCTATTTCCTTTTTTCCAAGGTTTTATCCACAAATCATAAGTATATCCTTTATATCTAAATTCTGCCATTTTTTTATTTAGTTATTTATTATTATCCAGAACAAATATCTGTTGAAATTATTATAATTTTTTCAGAAGTTTTATCATGTGTGAACACATCTACTTTATTTCGATATAGTTCTTCAATACTCAAAATATCATCAGTTTCACTTCCATAACATCCTGTAATTACTATTTCTGAATCAGGATTAAATTTGGATAATTTTTTTATTAATTTTTTATTTTTCATAATTATTTATATTTCAAGGTTTTTAACTTTTAATTTTCCTCCTGTCTTTTCTGCTAAATCCTTTAATGTCATATGAGCAGCTACATCTTTCCAGTTTTTAAAATGTCCTCCTAAAGTTTTATATTCAGATGTTTCCCAAACCAAAATATTATTTATTAATTTTAGTTCATCGCTTATATCGTTAGTAATTGGTTTTGATAATAATTTTTTATACGACAAAATAAGATAATATTTTATAAATTCATTGCCTAACTTTTTATTATAATTATAATTTTCAATAAAATCAATGAATTGTTCTAATGTTTGTAATTGTGTTATTTTCATGATTATTTATTTTTTTCAAATTCAAAATAAGCCTCAATTTTCACTTGTTTTTCAATTTCAAGTATAGTTCTACCTCGAACCTTTTTTCGTTAACAGAGTCCAAATTTTGTATGTTTCTGTTGACGTTTCGACTATGTTTGATGGTTACATTTTCATTTTCGTAAAAAACAGTGTATAGCGGTTCGTGAGGTTGCGAATATCCAACCAGCAAAAATCCGACAATTAAGATTAATAGTTTTTTCATAATTTCAAAGTTATTTTTTTGCCAGGTTCAACTGGCAAAAATGAATGTTTACAAATTCCATTTTTGCCATTTCGTGGACTATAATGTTCGCAAAGTTTGCCGCAACTTTCTCCACTTTCACCGATTTCATCTAAAATTTCGCACCAAAAAAATCCAGTGCCATAAACTTTTTTAGCTTCAAAAACATGAACTTCAGATAAATTTTCAGTTCTCATTTTTTCGATGAAATATTCTTTTGTATGAGAATATTCATCATCTTCATTTTCAAAATATGTTTTCATATGTATTAATTAAGATTTATAATATTGACAAAAATTTGATGGCATAGGAATATTTTCTTCTCGGATTTGTTCCTTATTAATTTATTGATTTATGATAATTTTGCTCATCTCTCAGTATCGAAATTCGTTGTGTAATATCGTCAACTATCCTATTATACTGATCTAGTTTTAATTTGTGTAAATAAGCTGAATGTTCGCAGTTTGTTTCTTCTTCCATTATTTCCTTAGCCTTTTCGATTGATTTAGATTCTGCTAATGCTACCGTAAAACTTTCATCTATTAATTGTGATTTCATTTTGTGATGTTGGTATTTGCGGTAAACGGTAGTTATAAGACTATCTCTTTTTGATTCTGCAACTTCATCCGCAAAATTACAAAGAAGTGTAACCAGCTTACTTTTGGCATCCATAAGCTGGTTTAAAGTTAATACTTTATACTTTTTATTGTAAGTATTAACTATTTTTTCTATTTCTTGTAAAATATTCATTATAATAGTTTTACTGATATACTTTCTTTTCCTGTTTTGTTTGCAGGATATATCATTTCTCCAGTATCAGGATTAACAACTGGCTGCTTTAAAGTCTTCAAAAAATCTTCACGTTCTTTTAGTTTGGCTTTGTAGTTTTCGACATGTTCTTTAATATCTTGCCATTCAGAATCCTGGCAAACATCAAAATCATACTTAACTCCTACGGTTGTTTTACTAAATTTTGCTCCAAATAATTCAAATGATTTTTCAGGATATTTCATACCCTCATCAATCATTTGTTCTTTTATTTCATTGTCAGAGCGTAATTTTTTTATCAATATTTCCATTGCCTTTAATTGTACTTCTAATTTAAGAGGATTTTCATTTCCTGATAAAATTTCTTGTTTAATAAGAGTAAACATTTTATCAACTTCATTATTTGTTGATGGCATTAAATTAATTGTACTAAGTGCTTTCATAGTTATAATAATTTTGCATTAAAATCACTGTTAAATTCAATTTCTAATTCTTCACGATAAGTTTTTTTCATTTTATATTCATCGAATAACTTTTTTTTAAACTCCTCTTTTGTTAATTCTCCAAAATCTGCACGTCTTATTCTATCAACTGCCTTGTCTTTTTGTTTTTCTGACAACCAAGGGCGTGTATCTTCTTCTTTATTCATTTTTATTTCATTTCCCAATGCCGAATTTGCATCATCATCTTCTTCACTTGTTAGTCCTAAAATTGCAGACAAAGAATATCTTTTAAAATAAGTAATAACTGCTCCTGCATCTTGTGGATTTGTATTATTCAAATAATTTGAAATATCAAATTTACTTTCAATTGTTTGTCCTGAAGCGTGAAGAATAATTGTAATAATATTTTGACCATCAAAAATCTGTGTAAATCCTAATTGAAATTTTGTCAAAATTGGTTTAACAATATTATGGATATTTGATAAATCAGCATACTTAAATTTGTAAGTAGCTCCACTTTTTGTTTTTACATTTACAATAGAATTCATCTGTAAATTTGGACATTCTTTTTGAAATTCTATAAATGCTTTAAAAATTTCTGTTTTTGTTTCCATAGTTTTTTTATGTTTTCCATAGTTTTACAAAATTAAATTTCTTCAAATTTAACTTTTATTTCTGCTAATCTTATATAAGAGTTAGCAATTTTAATTAATGATTCTATTTTTTTTTGATATTTTTCAAATTTGTCTGAACCTTCTGATATCAAACAATCATTTTCGTATCTTTTTGCTTTTTCAAGCAAAATACCAGCTTGGTACATTTCAATAATTTCATCTTTCATAATTATAGTTTTTTGGGTTAAACATTTGCGCAAGCTCCTCAAACAGGTCGCTTACTTTTTTTTGCCTTTCCTGGATTTCATTTTTTTCTTCGATGTTTGAAATGAAATATCCATGTGGCATTTCTAATGCAGCAATATATGCAGCATCCTTAAAATTGTCTGCTTCAATTTCTTTTATAACTCTTTTAGTGTAAGTAATTTTGTAGTTTTTCATAGGTTATTTAAGTTTATTGGGTTTCCTAAAATGTTTTGAATAGTTTTTGTAGATGTTTGGATGTGGTCTTTACACAACCAAATTTCAAATGGATGTAATCCTTTTAACTTTTTAATTTTGCCGTCTATTTCTACTGTTTTAATTGTTTTTAGTGAATGAACGGTTAAAGTTAGTGGAGTTTGTTTGGTGTGTAGCTCCCCGCACACGACGCAATAAGTTCCAATGCTATAATACTTTTCCATATTTTTTGTTTGCAATTTACAATATGTAGTTTTAAGAAACAATGACTTTTGTCATGTTATCAACTTAATTTCATCGTTAATTATAAATCCTTTCACTCCGATAATTTCCATTATAGATAATGTTTTTTCGGTTGATGGAGACCTTTTACAAGCAAATAAATGTGTAACTCCACTTCGATCAATTCCTAACTTATCAGCGATATCTTGCTGAGTTATACCCTTACTTTTTGCTTCTAAAGCAAGGGCGGTTAATAGTTGTTTTGTTTTTTCCATTTTTAATATATAAATTCGTTAACATTATCAATATCATTGCTTTCTAATGCGTCTACAAAAGCATCAAAATTATCTTCTATTTTATCGGCATCCAAATCAACTTTTCCGCTTCCGTTTGGGTCGTGGTCGGCAATTCTTAATGTATAGTCACCAAATTGAATATAAATGGTTCCGGTTGCTGCTACTTTATGTTTAATGCCTGCATCTGTTAATTTATCTGATAAAATTTCGTACCATTCTTCAACTTCTTCTCTTTGAATTCTTTTTAAAAAAACATCACCTTCATCAGTAGCAATTGTTAGTTCATCATTAACTTGCATTTTCCTTATTTTTGAAAAATCAAAGTCATCAATAATTGATAAATCCTGATTATTTAAAAGTTCATTTTGAACATGTTCATCAATCATTAAGCTGTCAAATGTTAATTCTACGTCTGTGGCTCCATTTTCAAAACTGATGCTTAAAATATCTAAAGTTTTCATAGCTTTTAGTTTTTATCTCATTGTTTCTAATACAAATATAGGGTAAAATATTACACGATGCAAGTTTTTTCACAATTATTTTTAAAAAAAGTGTTATTTAAAATTGTTCTAAATAAAAACAGGGTGCTATTAACACCCTGCCAAAACAAAACCTATGAAAAAAACTACTTCTTAAAGATAAAAATTAGAAGTACTAACCCTAAAATTATTACTATGTAGATAAAATATTGTTTAAAGTTGGTTTCTTTTTGGATAATCTCTGTTTTATGTTCTGTTTTTTGTGGTATTTTAATAGAATCTTGCAAATGATAAGGTAAAGTTGAGGCTACATCAAATTTGAATCCTAAACGTCCGTTTATCATCCATATTTTTGCTGTTATATTTTCGCTAATCTCCACAATTGTATCAAATGACGGCTGCAAATATTGTACGTTATTTTGATAAATAGTATCATATTTAATTACAGGTGCTGTATCCAATTCGATATAATCGGCAAAATCAATATAAAAGGTAGTATCTATCTTAATTGTAGTATCCTTTTTTACAATAGTTGTTTCAAAGCATTCAGGGCACTTCTGCCTGGCTTTTTTTACGTGCCAGGCAGATGAGCATCCTGAACAAATTAACCCAAAAATTACAATTATGAAAAAAACACGTTTCATTTCACTTTGTCTTTGATATCCGAAAAATCTTTTATTGCTTTCGGGGCCACTGCGAAAGTTAATAGTACTAAAATCAAAACAATTGCGTTAGCTGTTATCTCATTGCCTTCGGTTACAAAATATTGATAAACAAAAAAGAAATCAAATAATGTAGCTAAAGCCATCTGCATTCGTGTAATTGAAAATTCCTTGCAGTTTGCAGATACGTTCCATTTTTCAAAAAATCCTATTTTCATAATATTACAAATTTAGTTCAAATTACATTAAGTTCAAAGTGCATCGGGTCGTATATTGATTTGAAAAAACCACCCCAGCGGTTTCGCTCGTTCAAATTTTCCCAAAAAACGCCAATCTCATTAAGTAAATCTGACTGTTCTTTTGTCAAATCTTCTTTTTTTATTTGTGTAATAATATCGTTTTTGAAAAAAATATTCAAATCAATAGCACACTTAAAAAGATGGTTAGATAGCCGTGTTTTGCTTAATCCCTGCTCAAAATAGATATCTTGTAACTCCTGCGGACGATAAAGCATCTCTCCGGTTACTTTTACTTTTTTTACATCTTGTAAAAACTCAAGCAAAAGCCTTAAGTTTCTTAAAAATTCATTTTGATAATCTGATAATTTTTTCATAATGTTTTACAATATTATAGTTATCAATGAAACAATAATAGCCAGCATACCTAAAATTGTACTAATTGTAAGACCTATTCGCCAGCGCTTATTTATCATTTCTTCTTTTTTTATTTTTTCTATTTTTATCTCGTGTTTTTCATTTTGCTGCTCTTTTGTTTCTGTTTGTTGTTGAAATCGTAACAAATCTTTTACATCTGTTTTTATTTCATTCATCGAAACGGCTAAATCATCAACTTTGTCATATAAATTTCCGGTCATAGCAACTAATCCTTTTTTGCCGTTACCGTAGAGTACTTTTTTTATAGTTTCAATCTCTTCTTTTTTAGAACATTCTTGCATTACACTATATTTTAAAAATTACTTAATTCTCTTTTTAATATCACATTTTCCAAATCAATTGAAAACAAATCTTCTGGTATAAGGTTTTTAAAATATCTTGACGTACCATCTTCTTGCATTATTTCTTTACCAAATTCATCAATATCATCTTTAGTACTTTCAATAAACAAATTCAAATGAGTAGTGCCGGTCTTTCTGTTATATACTGACTTCAAAGCTCCTAAATATTGGAATAAGTCTCTTGTAAAAGGTTTATATCCATCGTCGTGAACCCATAAAACCATTTCATTTATCTTAGCGTAGTATTCTACATCGTAGTTAGCTTTTAGCTTGTTTAGCTCCGTTTCACTAATTGCGGATGTGTTGATACGTATTTCTATGCCTAATTTTCTGCTCATAATATTTTATTTTTTTAGATTTACGGAATATAGCAGAGCCGCGCCCCGATAAACGCATGCGTAGCCGACGCCGAGCGATCCGAGCCCAGGTAAGCGAACCCCGCACCCAAGACATTATCCGCATCACCACCGCGAAGAACGGCACGCCAACCAGAGTTTAAGCCTGGTGTATAGAAATAGTCGCAGAAATATGTTGCACTATTACCGGCAGCTACTTTAGGTGTTATAATTCCATAGTTATCGTGATGAGCATATTGCAAATAACCGTTGCTTGTTGGCAGTTCGCTTCGTTTAGTGTAATTATTTTCCGTTCCGTCATCAAAATTAGCAGGTGTTTCGCAGGTGTAAAAGTCAGATGTTTCTGCTCCATGATTAATAGAAGCACCATCGCACCATTCCCAAATGTCGCCAAATGGATTTTCAACACCCCGGTACCTGCTAACCTTTACTACTTCGTCAACACCTGCACCGCCAAAGTTGGTAATGCTATAATCAATTTCGCCGCTTGCATTTGCCAGACCGTTACTTGCACCACAAGGTACAAGCGGATAATAACTATTGAAGTTACTCCAGTTAGTTGAATTAACGGTTGTTGTGCCATTGCCCAAACCGCCTTGTTTATACCCTTCGGCTGTAAGTTCTGCAACAACTCCCTTTTGTGAATTAAGCGTTGCAAATTCAATAAAAAACAACTCATATAATAACATCGAGTGTTTCCATGTAATTACATTCCACTTATATTCTTCGGGAACAATATTACGGGCATAACTTCTAAAATTAATTAACGATGTTAATGTGGCCGGTTTTCCTAATTGTGTTGTATCTGTTCCATCCAGCGTATCATTGTTATTACCGCCGCGGTATTCGGCAGTATCATTAACAATTGACCACATCTTAACAGTACCTGTTCTATTTAATGCGGCCTTATATGCTCCTACATAAAATTTATTTATCTTTTGGAAATCTGAATAATAGTGCCAGCTTATTAATTTGAAATAATGTCCGTTACCTTCAAAGTTAGTCTTACGATAGTACTCTCCAACCTCAACCATTACATTACCATCAATACCCGTTAAATCACTTGCTGTTCCATCTGCTTTTTTGCTCCAATCATCAGGGTCAAGATAATAATTAATCGAACCATCTGCATTTTGTAAACATCCTTTTATTTCTTCTTGAACTGGTAATTTAGCATGATACTCCATTCTCCCTACTCTTTCCCTATCTGGGTCAGAATCATTCTCATTAATTAATATACCATAGTAGAATATTGAGCAATAATTAAGAATTTTGCTTAAATTATTACCTGTTAACTGATTTTCATATATAAATAGTTTGGTTCCGTCATAATTCATAAAGAATACTTCGTCTAAAGTATCTCGAATCATTTGAACTTGTAATTTATAATAAGTAAAATCTGTTAATTTCCAATAATACCGAGTTGCTTCGCTTGTTTCATCAAAATAAATATTAACATAAGGAAAATCATAATATTCTGGTAATCCATAAGAGTTACCTATATAACTTCCTTTATCAAATCTGGAATCATTTAATACTGAAAAATCCCAAATAGTATCAAGTCCTGTTCCGCTTACTTTGGGTATGCCTACACCTATGCTTGTTCGTAGGTAAGTTGTTCCTTCTTCTTCGTAGGTTTGATTATAGACAATGACTTGTAGCCCTGCTGTGGGGTAGGGTTTGCCCCTGCTCGCTCCGTTAATATTTAAGTTTGCGTTTATCATTTTAAAATGGTTTAAAATAATAAATTACGCTTACTACATTATTTGTATTAATTTTCAACATCGAAATAGGTTTGGTTGTTACGTCGTTTGTTACGTGGTAATCGGCTTTGTTCAAGGCATTTGGAAAAACTAAATCCTGTCTTCCTTCGATTTCTCCGCCCTTTAATTCAATGTAAAAATAACGTGCATATCTATTCCAATTTCCGGTATTATCAGCGTCTTTGTCTTTTCTGTAAACTGAATAATAAGCGCTTTCGGTTACTGAATCATCCACAGCTGCTGTTATCTCCCTGTCCACTGAAATTGTTGTTCCATCAATGCCTGTAATTACAACCGCTTGTGTGTCAAGTTTAATCGCCTGTCCTATGAATAAATTTGTAGCTGCCGAAACTGTAAAACTCATTTTATCGGTTGCTATTGCTGATATTGTTTTACCGTTATCAGTATAAATTACCTCATCCTGTCCTACAACAGTCTCTATTCCGGGATATGCTAATAATCCTTTTGCTGTTGTATCTGTTACTTCACCTGCGTATAACAAGTGTCCGCCTATTGGTTCAAAATTTTTGCTTTTCATATCTTTTTTTATTTAGTTACCCAACTTCCATTCTCATAAAAATTAAATTGATTCGTTGTTGTATTGTATATTATCATTCCATTAACTCCAACCAAAGCATCTCGTTCTGTTGTTGTCATTCGGGGTACAATAAAAGCATCTGTTGTGGTTGACACTTCTAATCCGCCAAAAATAGTAGTATTACCATTCTTTTTAATTTGAAAAGCATTAGAACGTTCAGTGTCAGATGCCCCATTTCCTATTGTAAACAAATTATCTGTATTGACGTAAGATATTGCTGAACCTGTTCCTATTATATTATATTGACCGAGTGTTGTTTCTAAATAATCATGTGCTATTGTATTATATCCAAAAACTGTTGAATAACGACCACTTGCTGTTGTACTACGTCCAAAAGCTGTTGAATAATCACCACTTGCTGTTGTACTATTTCCAAAAGCTGTAGAACTACCACCACTTGCTGTTGTACTACGTCCAAAAGCTGTTGAATTAAGATTACTTGCTGCTATATTATATCCAAAAGCTATTGAATAATTACCACTTGCTGTTATATTACGTCCAAAAGCTGTTGAATAATCACCACTTGCTGTTGTACTATTTCCAAAAGCTGTAGAACTACCACCACTTGCTGTTGTACTACGTCCAAAAGCTGTTGAATTACTACCACTTGCTTCATTCTCGTAACCAACATCACCACCCATTACAACGCTATTAATTCCTATAGTTCCAATTCTATATCCAGCTGTAAAAGAATTACTATCATTTTTATAAATAAAATTAGGCGAATATTCAAAATCCGTTCCTGCGGGATTAGTAAAAGCAATCTGTCCATTAGTTCCAAAAGAAACAGTACCACCTGTACTATTCATCAACTTTTCAAAATATACCGAATCTGTCGAGCTGAAAAATATAGTATCTTGTTTATATGATAACTCTAAAGTGTCTGCACCGTCCAAACTCACAAATTGCCTGGTACCATAAAATGCCTGCTGCCCTTGAACAAACAAAGGCACAAATAATAATAATGTTAATAGTTTTTTCATAATACTCGATATTTAATTTGGTCTGTTGCGCCTATTGGCTTGTATAATGTTAATTTTATTGAATTTGCGCTAATAACTTCAATATCATAATTACTGTCATTTATTAGCTTGTTATTCATGTCGTAAAGATAAAAAATTATCGTATCAATTCCAAGACTGTGAACTATTGTAATTTGATTATTTGTTAATTGGGACCCAGTAAAACGTCCTGTTTTTCCAACGATTAAACTATCTGTTTCGCTCTTAGTATAGTAATTTGTCAAATCTACCTCCTGCGACTCACCGCCACCAGGGATAGTCGTATACGTGTTACTTCCCGAGCTTTCATCCTCATAACTTGTTATTTCTTCTACCAGCGAAAAACCGCTCGTGTCTTTTCCTATCTCTACCCATTCTCCGCTTAATATACACTTCTTAATATTTAACTCTCCACCGGTAAGCATGAACAGCTTATCACCATTCGACTTATCTCTTATTATATCTCTCAAATTTAGTTGTCCTAAAATCGAACCTGTTAATTTAAAAATGCCGGTAGGATATTGATCTAACACAAATTTTCGATAATGGTCTATTAGTGATTTTTGGTTTACTGGATTTGCAGGGTCTTCCACCCACGCCGAAGTCAGACGTTTATTTTCAGAACCATCAAAATAAAAAAGTGAATTTTTGTAAATATTTATAGCATTCTGAATATTAGGGATGTCGCCTAAATTCAAATCTTTCTCAAAAATCTTGCTTGACAAATTATCTTTAAGCTCTGAAAAATAAGATGATACTTTTTTACCTGTAACCGCTATTGTGTTTAATGTTAGCTCAACAGATTTCAACAAAATATATTTATTTTCTGGTTGGTAAATTTCTATATGCAAATCGCTTTCGGTAGTAGTTAATAAATCTGATGGATAATCAAAACTTAAAGAAAATGTTTTCTGATTATTTGAGGCATTGCCTATTAAATAAATAAATTCTCCAACAGGATTTGTAGTAAATGGTGATGTATCATAATAATCTGAAAGATAAACAATTGTAGTTCCATCAGTTGTCCATATCCTAATTTTTATAGTCTCTGCAGCATTAGGGTCTTGCTGATAAGTGATTTTCAATTTATATTGTTTTTCGTCTGAATTTGCTACTTGTATCTCTGAAAAATTTAATTTTTGATATAAATAAAATCGTTCTAATGAATGAGATAAATAATCAGTAATAAATAATGTTCCATCTTCTCGTTTATAAATTTCATTTAGAAAAGAACTTTGAATAATTCCTTCAAACATCCATTTCCATGGATATTGAATATTTATAAGATTTTCATTAATAGAATTAAAAGATGGAAACAATATTAATTGATTGATAAATCCGTAATCTTGTTTAACATTTACTTTTCGGTATCCAGATTCAAAAGCAATTTTAGTATTTCGATCAATGAATTTATTATCTCTTGTAACACCACCGGTATTTTTTATAAAATCATTTCTAACTACATCTTCAAGATAATTTCCAAAATAATCAAACACCCTCGACGTATAAGATGAGGTTTGTTTAGTTATTGGCAATAAATGCCAACGTCCATTAATCTGACAAATAGAGGCTTGTAAAAGTGTTAAAATTTCTTCTAAAACATCATAGCAATTTTTGCCGTTTAATCGTGCTGATTCTTGAAAAACTTGTTTCAAAGGGCTTTGAGAACCATAAGATTGCAAATGCCAAAGATGAAAAGATTCTTCTATATTAAAAATAAATCCTGTTTTTTGTAAAGAAGAAATAATTATATCCATAAATGATAGTGGCTCAAATGGATTTCTATCTTCGATTTTAAATTCAAAATTTTTCAAATCACCCAATCCGTCTACCGCAGATAAATCAATAGCTACCTTTCCCGAAAGATGATCTTGCTCAAAAATTTCAGGCACAACCCATCCAGCCCAGTATAATTGTTTATCTGTTATTTCTTCAAAAGGCGTTGAAGTAGTTGGCGTTAACGTACTTCCCCCGTTAGTTGTAAATCTATAATTCCATCCGCTGCCACTTTCGGTTATTATTCTTAATTTAGAACTATTCGTAGGGTCTACCTCTGCTGAAAATATAGAATAATTATTATTAATTTTATTAACAAGTTTATTTATTACACTTGCCGCTGTATCTGAGCTTGTAGCAATTACTGATGCTAATATTTCAAATCCCGTACCTTTGTCTACCTCTATTTTAAATTCATCACCGCCATCAGTACCGCCTGAAAAATCTATACTATTCCAATTATAAGTAGCACCTACTTTTTTATGAATTCTTAAATATGTATCATTTTCCAACGTATTTTTTATATCAAAAGTATTTCCCATACTACCTATATTTAACAAATAAATATAAACAAGATTATTTTCTCTGTAAGATGAAAATGTAACATTTATTATTTGTCCGCTTGGTGGAAAAATAACATTTGGGATTGTTTTACCATCTAAATGATCAACAATCCATTGAGCTATATCCAAAGTTGATTCATAATTTATATAATATCTTGTACCTAAGTTTGTTACTGATGGTTCTGAAGAATTAAGATTTTTAGAAATTAAATCAATTTTAAGCCAATCTGTTTCTGTCAATCCATAAAAATAATAATAAGGATAAAATGTATATGCATTATAAGTATCTTCCATATAAGATATTTTAATATCCCATGAAGAATTAAGATCATCATCAGGAGTTGTTTGTGTATATCTTACAGTATGATAATCTATTTTACTCCATTTATCTAAAAGCGCAATTTTATCAATTACATTTTCAGTAGTATCATTATCATCTACCATTACTGTTCCTAATAATTTTCGTCCATAATATGTATTATCCTCTGTTCTTGGTACAGCATATAATTTTAATTCTTTAGTTGTTCCAATATCTGGAGATATTAATATATCAAATGAACAATCACATTTTATTTCTATATCTTCATGGCCAACATTTAAAACTTCAATACTACCCTTTGCACTTGCTGCTGAATTTAAAAGATTAAAATTTAAAATCTCACATTCTGCCATATAAGTAGAATTTGCCGCCTTATAAAGTATAGCTTGCCATTCTCTATCTGTAATCCCCCAAAAGTCATCCTTAAAATTATAAACCGCCTCGGTATCAATTAATAAATTAGCTCTTAATTCTGTCCCTCTAATAGGTGTTAGCTTTGACGCTCCCTGATTTGGATCAGTAATCATAACTGGGTCGGCACCGCCTGATAAGTTATAAACTTCACCAGCATAACCTTCTTTTTTCAAATGAAGTTCCCACAATCGATTATAAAAATCTCTAAATGAATGTTTATATTTAGTTTCAAAACTCATATACGTTGTTTATCTTTTTGCCATTGATTAAGTATTATTTCTAAATCCCTTCCGGATATCCTTGTTGACAAAGTCCCGCCTGATTGACCTGAAAAGTCAGGTAACTTTCCGGGAGGGATAACCGTTTCTCCAGAAGTCAAGGCTGCCGGGTATGTATCGTTTGGATATCCGGGAGGGACAATTCCACCCTTAGCCATTGGCTGACTTTTGATTGTTGCTATTTGGTAAGCTCCGGCGGCAGCAACTAATGCACCCATTATAATACCCATTATACCCCCTTGTGCTATTGCTTTTGTTACTCCTTGTGCTGTGTTAATTATAGCCATCGCAACGGCCAAACGTTTTTCTTTTTTGGCGTGTTCTTTATTTATTTTTGCTTTTTTCTTTGCAAGCCACTCCTCACTTTTACCTTGTGCTTTGGCTACTTCCTCAGCTTTTGCCAGTTCTGCCTCTTTTTGCGCCCTGTACATATCAGAGACGCCACTTATCACTTGACCTATTGCTGCAAATGTTTCTTGCGCTGTTGCAAGTTGCTGTTCTTTATTTAATTTATCTTGTTCGGCTATATTAGCGTAATATTCTGCTAACTTTTGTTTATTGCGCTCAATTGAGGGGGTAACATCAGCAAGTCCTGGCATCTCCGAATCATTATCAACTCCTTGTTGTTTTGTCGGTGTTAATGCTTTCATTGTATCACGTCCACCGCCCGCAGCGCCTGTCTTCACACCATTATTAAATGCTTTTGCAAATTCTTCTCCTGCTTCCTCGCCTGTTTCTTTAGCCGCTGCTTTCGCTTGTTCTTTTGCAAGTATTTCTTTATAAGGCGGGGGTTTAATTGCATCCAATTCTTTTTGCATTGCCTCACGGGATTCTTTTCCTGCATCTCCCATATTTTTAGCAATTTCCTTAAACCCATCAGCAAATGTTTTTTTAGCCGCTTTTATTCCATCTTTAAAAGCTGTTTTTATAGTTTTCCAAAGAACTTGAGCACCATCGCCTATTGCTTTAAAATATCCTTTTATCTTTTCCCACATTATCTTAAAGGCATATTTTATCTCAATAGCGGCAGCCTTAAAAAAATATGCTACATCTGCGGCAACCGTCTTAACTATTGCCCGAAACTTCTCTGACTTTTCCCATGCTGTTACCAATGCTGCTCCTAATGCCGCAATTGCTGTAATTACTATTCCAATAGGGTTAGCATTCATGGCTAAATTAAAAGCAATCATTGCAACTTTAGCAGCTCCTAATGCACCAACAGCAATTCCAATACCTTTAGCCCATTTTAAAACTTTTTCATTATTATCCTGAATCCATTCTGCCGCTTGCTTAACTTTATCAGCCATTTTTGTTAAGACAGGCATAAGTGCGTTACCTATTTCTTCTTGAACGTCCCCCAAAGCATTTTGCATTTGTGTTATTGCCCCGCTGCCGGTTTGAGCTTCTGTCTTAGCTATTTCAAAACCGTCGGCTAAAGTCTTTTGTAGTATTGCTGCTTTTTCTGTTTCTGAACCTGCATTTCTTAAAGCAGGAATATACCTATTTAGCATAGTATACTCGCCCTGTTGAGCAAGTGTAACCATTTTCAAAGCGCTTTGCAAATCAACACCAAGAGACTTGCTTAATGCAATAGCTCCTTTAGCGGCATCTTTGGGTGCTGGGCTTTGCATTGTTTCTGCCATCTGCAAAAGGCTAAGAGTTGTTTCATCGCCAACAGTAGTAATTTTCTGAATCTCTGAGGCGTAAGCTGTATAATCTGCCATTGTGGATTCAACGGCTTTTCCGTTTGCGGCAACTTGAGAAGCCAGCTTTTGTTCTGCCTGAGCTTGAATATTTGCCGCTTCAACCACCTTTTTACCAAAACTGACAATTTTCCCGACAGCAAAAGCCCCTGCCATTATTCCGCCAATCTTCTTTAAAGTATTGCCGAAATTATTAGTCGACTTTTCAGCTCCCTTTAACCCTTCTTCGTATCTCTTTTTATCGAGCCCTAATATCGCTTTTAATTGACCTATGATTTTCATTTAGTTCCACTTTTCAATTGCTTTGTTTATTGCTCGCTGATCATATTCCCACCTTTTTACTTTTCTGTCAATATCTAACAATATAATATCCTTAGGCTTAATTCTTCTCTTTGATCTTCCTGATGCGTTGTACATAGATGCTGCTAATAATCTTGTATGTTCCCATCTGCGTTCTGACTTTCGATGTTCTCTTAATTGATGTAATAAAAATTTATATGGTGGCTGCAAAAAAAATTCATCTTCGCTTAATCCATACTCAATAAAAGCCATTTCATAGAGATCGCTTATTGTTGTTTTTTTTTTATTCCTTCTTGCTTATCGTGTGGTAAATTTTCAACAATATCTTCTAACCAATCTGGCATTTGAGCGTAACTCATTGCTCGTCCTAACTCTTCATTTGTCCTTAGGCTGGCTTTCATTAAAGCCATTTGTATATCATCTACATCAAAAAAGATACGTTTCTTTTTCTGTCTGCACCACTCAATTGCTGCTCCATAAACAATTTCAGCTACTCTATTTTCATCCGAATCATCCAAAGCATCATCCATCCCATAAGCCTGTAAAAAAGCCCGATAGTTAAAAATAAAACCTATTTTAGCTTTAGGATATTTTAAAAAAGAAAAAGTCCTAACAAAAAAGTTAGGATGCTTTTTCTTTTTAAATCTTAACTTTATGTTATAAATATGATTCATTACACTACTGTTGCTTTTGTTGGTTCTCCACTCACTTGAAATTCTGCCGAATATGTTTGTAAATCATCATAAGAATTTTCCTCTTCTAACGACATTACATAAGCATCAACTTCGTAATAAGTATCACCTGTTTCAATTCCACCGTAATAAAGCGTTACCTTTGTTCCGGCAGCCAATAAGTCAAAAAGGTCTTCCGGGGTAGTGTTAGTAGAGCCTGTAATCATTAAACCTTCGGCACTTACCGACATTCCTTTATACATAGGCTCAAATTCTTTCCACTGGTTTGTGCTTTCTGCGGTTGTGGCTTCTGCCATATCCGCCTCAGTTGAACGTGATACGCTTCGTAATCCTACTAAAACGGTATCGTCAACTTTTACTTTTATTAATCTTCCTGCTGGCATAATTTTTTTAATTTAAATCTGCGGTTATGATAATCCAATCTAAAGTATCATTTCCGCATGTGAATAATAATGTTTTATCTGTTGCTCCAATTTATGTTAACATTGTATCTGCTTTATATAACAATGATTGTCCAGGCTCAAGAATTATTTTAAAATCCGCTCCGAATAAATCGTGTACAATTTCTTGTGAAACAGAACCCAGCGTAATTTTCTCATTTACTGTGAGTTTGCTCTCAAGTCTCGTATAATTTACCATAGTTGCTGCAACAAATACGATAATTATAATTCCTAATATTAATAAATGCTTTTTCATATTTTTCTTATAAAATGTTTAAATGTTATTGTTCTTCTTACTATATAGTTCATATCATCTTCTCCACTTGCTGATTCAGTCCCCATATCTAAGGTTAATTCTGTTATCCAGTTATTTATAGAGATATCTGAAATTATTGCCTTAACCTGATCGACCATCTGATCAACTATCTCATCGTTGCCCATATTTTTTGCTTGAATACTTACGCAATCAATAGCTACGTCAACTTCTCTAATTATATCGTCAAAAGTTCCCCTATCATCGTCTGCCGCAATATAAAATCGAATAAAATCAGTTGCTTCATCACTTACCTTTGTTCCTACTTCTATTGTTTTGCCGTCAACGACTATCGAGCCGTTTAGTTGTGAATAATAAGCACTTAATAAGTCGTTTCTGTAATCCATTAGAATAATCTTTTAATTAATTTCTCTAAATGATTTTTAGCAATCATAAAAGCAGGTCTCATAAATGGATGTGGATCAGTTCCAGGATGTTGTACTTTTTTGCCAAATATATCCCATCCTCCGGGGCCGCTTCCTTTTCCTGCTAATACTTTTTTGTTCTTCACTTCGATCTTATGCGGTTTCGTCCCTTCTTCGACAGCTTCTGAATAGGCAGCACTTGAAACAACAACCCCAGTAAAAACTCCAGTTCTTGATATTTCACTTGTAATATGCTGTCTTAAATAACCATTATCAACCGGTGCTTCTTTTTTAGCAATTGTAGCCATTTTGTTTGATGAATCCACAACGGCTTCATAAAGTTGACGTTTGTGTTTTTTCATCAACTGGTCTAATTGCTTTTGAAACTTCTTGTCTTCGATTGATAATTTTATCATTTACCTACCTCCACTTCATAAAAGCTGTCTTCTATTTCAATAACCGATATAATTCGATAGTTAACACCTGATAACTGGATTGTATCTGTCGGCAAAATCTCATAATCAGTACGTTTACGCATTACTAAAGTATAAGGATTATTATAATTCAAAGATGTATAGTCTAATCGCTTTTTACCTTTAATTGGTTGCTTATCACACCAATCAGTGTACAGAGTTGAGGATGTACTTTCTTTTGTGCCTCCTGTACCTGTTTTTTCGGTAGTTTTCCGAATCAAACTATACTTATATTTAAACTTCGTCGCCCTTACCATATCCTTTGATAACTTCTAATAATTGCATGCACTGTATTCATGTACGTTCCATCCAGATACTCATCCCGATTATCATACCATTGCTTCACTTGTCGCATTACCGCTTGTTTTAAATCAAAAGGCAATGGCTCGGTATTATCTCCATAACCTGCTGTATATGTAATTCTTAAAGTGTGTGAATTACTCACTTCATTTGTTAAAATAATACGTTCGTAAAGCCCTGACAAAAAATAATCTTCATTAAGTGTTAACTCGGTTGCTGTTTCTTTCAAATCAAGCAATTCCACTTTAATAACATCGACAACGGGAGCAACATTCAAAACATACTGCCCATTACTGTCTCTATCAAAGTATTCTATTATAATTTTTTCCGCAAGGGCTAAGCCTGTTTGTCTCTCGATATACCATCTTACTCCTTTTATCATATCGCTAATTAAAGCAATCTCATCTGTATCAGAATCATCAGTATGTTTGATAAATTGTCTCACTTCATCAGTAGAAACAGGCTCAACCATTATATCTTGCGAAATTTTATACATAACTTACTTTGTTTGTGGTTTTTGCTTCATATCTTTAGTATCCGGCTTCCTTTTTTCTTCCTTTTGTACCGGAGTTTCTAACTTTTCAACCCGCTTTCTAAGGTCGGCAATTTCAGCCCTTAAAATCTGGTTTTGAGTAGAACCGGTAAACTTAGATTTTGGCTTTTCAGGCGGTTCTTGTTTGAAAAGCTCATCATACTTTTCCTGCTCTTTTGCCGAAATTTTTAACTTACCTTTTTTTACAAGATTGTACTTTTCATGTTCGTAAACCTCCGCCTGAAAACCATTTTTAAATGTTACCTTTACTTTACTCATATTACACTGTTACTTTATCAATTTCAGATTTTGCACTCGCAAAAGTACCATAAACAAAAGCATACTGGTGATGACTTTTTACAAAGAATCCCAATCTGTGAGTTGCTGTAATAGTTACAAGGTTGTTCAAAGCATCGTCTTCATTTTGTTCCCAAACTCGAAGCTCTATACCTCTTCTAATTCTTGCGTTTGCTCTTTGAAAATCTCCTACTAAGAAAGTTCCAACGGGCATAAACGAATCCTCAACCACAGGAATTCCTTTAATTATTGTTCCGTTTGCTGAGCTGAAAGGTGGCAATATGTAATTACCGTCTTCGTCTTTTTCAAAATCAAACCATGCAGCATCAACAGGGTTTAACACAATTGCACTTGGCATAAATCCAGTTGCATAATCCGTGTTTGCTCCTTGTACTACTTGTAAGATTGCTAAACGAATAATATCAAAATAGTTAGCCTTTTCAATTGCTCCTTCAAAAGTAGTCGGTGCATTAAAAGCCTTTGCCCACGGATTTGAAGAATAAATTAACCCTCTTAACTGATTTGCAGCTCCGGTTCCTGTTAATATTTGATTGTTTCGTTTTGCTGCGAGATTGAAATTTAAAATTTCGTTTATCTCAGCTTGAACGGCTCCAAAATCTTCGAGCATATCTCTATGAATCTTACCATATGTTGAAATAGCCGTTAATTCAACTGACTTGCTTGTCCATGCTCCATCTGATTGATTGCCAGAGCTTCCGTCGGTTCCAATCATTGCAGCTCCATCTGTTTCCGATGTTCGCTCAGTGTACTGAATTAGTCGTGAGCTTGTACTGGCTTTGTTTACCAAATCCCAAACTCTTAATTGTGGACGTGGAGGTCTTACAATTCCTGATTCTCTTTCTTCCTGAATTACCCGGGTGTTATTGGTAGAATCATCGGTAACTGTCAATGTTTCGGTAATATTGTTAGCTTTTAACTCGAAATTAAAGCCTTTTTTCCCTTTATTAATTTGCTTCCAGTCATCACTCTCAACAACTGACTTAAGCTCTTCACTCGCTGTCATGCTCTTTTTACCACGTCCTTCGGCAAATTCTTTAATTTGCGTAGAAATTTGGTCTAACTGCTCTTGTTGCTTTCCGAACTCTTCGGACTTAACAACTTCGCCAAACCTATCATTAATATCAGCAAGTTTGGCTTCCACATCTTCTACAGATGCTTTATTATCCATTGATTTTTGCAAATCTTCGAATGACTTGTTTAGGTCTTTCGATAACTTTTCAAAATCTTCTTTTTTTATTTCACTCATTTGTTTAAAATTTTAAGTTTCGATTTCATATATTCGTATGTAAGCGGCTCATTTTCCTGAGTGCCTTCCGGCGGCTCATTCATAAGTGCTTTTAACTCTTCAAATTTATTATTAATTCGCTCAAACATTTCATCACTAAAATTGCCTTTTTTTAACATTATATCCATTGCCTTTAAAGCATCTTCGATTTTCATATTCTTAACATCCACTAACGGAGTGTTTTCATTTGCACCCCATGCGTATAATGTTGAATATTCCCATAGCTTCCATTCTGTTACCCTGTCAACTTCTCTTCCGTTTACTTTATCCTTTATCGCCTTAACTTTATCAAGCCCTACTGAATGTTCTAAACTCATTTCCTGTTCTGCATATAACTTATAAAATTCGAATACATCAGAAGCTAATTGTGTTTTTAAATTTAGCTGTGATCGGACTAAAAGACCATTATCGTCTTCTTTCATTTCAATAGGCACTCCTATTAACTTATCCCAGGAATGGTTAAGAAAATGCTTCACTCTCTTTCCATTCTCCTTAATAGTTTTTGAAAAACTACCTTTTTCAGAAATATCTCCATCTGTATCGACGTTCCCAAAAGCATTGGCATAAATAGTAACTATTCCTTTTTGGGTATCAATATCTTTGAATTGATTTGGACTTGTGTTATTTTTTATTTCCATAACTCTATAAATTAAAAATAGCCGCTCCTTTCGAAACGGCTATCTTGTAGCTCTAAATCTTATTTATATACCCACACTTCGGGCACTTTATTTCAACATCATATTGTTTTTTCTTTATTCTCGATTCTGCTAATTTTTTACCACATTTTCCACATCGTATATCATTGCAAATGTAATGCTTTTTATTCATAAAGTCAAATATTCATAGATTTTAATTCAAAAGTCATTGAACAACGGCAATTTATAATATTTCCGGCGCTTGCATTTCCATCGCCTGGTTCCATTAATGGCTCTCCATCTACAATAAAAGGGCTGTTAATATCAACTGTTTGCCCGTCTGCTGCTGCATGCCATTCTCGTGTACGCTCACCTGGAGACGTTAACCACGTTTTATTGTGCGGTAATCCTGTACTTTTTATTCCTTCCAATGAACCCCAATTGCTTGCTGCTGTTATTTCTGTTCTTACGATTCGCTCTGTTCGATATCTCATTGAACGGTGCCACTGACTTGTTAATTTATCTCTTAACATTGTTTGTGCAGCTCCAATTCCGAGACCTTGCTCATTTACTTCAATAATTAAATCATTCAATAACTTTTGAAGATACTCTTTTGATGTATCACCAACAATTTGAATATTTCTGCCTACAGCTCCGGTAGCAATATAGGCATCTATTTGCCGCATCATTGTTTCACGCCAAATATCATCATCTTTTGTTAAGGTAGGTTTGCCGGCTGCTTTTAATGCTTGCTTACGATCAAATTCTGCAAATTCCATTGCCACTGTTCTGTAAACCCGATCATATGCCTTTTCAATTCCGCTGTTATCAATTTCCACGTCTGCAAAAGAAGTATTACGAACATCAATAAATTGAAGCTCTTTAAGAATAGGCTCAATCTGTTTATCTAAAGCCTTTTGAAACACTTTCCTGAAAGCTCTTCGATAACCTGCCCGCCTTCTATCTATTGCAGCCCATGATCGTTGTTGATATGCCATTATATTAATTTAATTACAACGTAAATAATTACACCCAAATAAGCAACTATCTGAACTATTGCAAATATCAACATCCAATCAAGATTCCTTTGTATCGCTTTTTTCATTATCCTTAATTTCATAAACTAAAGAATTTTTTAATACTTTTTTCATTCCAGTATATCCTGAAATGTTTCTTTCGCCTTTTAAACTTTCAGCATCTAACTTTCTCTGATCTCTAAGTAATTTAATTACTTCTTTTTCTGTAAATGTTTTTGCGCTCATAGCTTATCTTTTAAATTATTTTGTTCGTAAAATTTATCACTTTCTTCAATAGATAATTCATTTTCTTCATCTATTGGAAACATATTACCAGGTATATATCGCCTATCCATTGCCTCATCTTTTACCGGCTCATCTCCTAATTTTTCCCTAAATTCATTAGGACTGTAAGCTCCAATACCAACTCCTATCTGATATATCTTTGCCATTCTCTCCCTATCTTCCTGAAGCACTCTAATATGGTCATAAACAGGAATTATCTTTAACCCATCACCATAAGCGGGCAGTATTTCTTCGGTTATTCCTTCGTAAAAACTATCACACTCAGGAATTAACAAGTCCTCCCACATTGCAGCAGCTGCCTGATCCATATTATCATAAGTACTGGCGGCAACATCGCCAAACAATTTAGCATCTACTTGTAATACATTACATAACACTCTTTTACCGTGTTGCGCCATCTCAATTACTTGTAAATCTCTAATGCTATTATATCCTATTTGTGTGAAATTGACTTTACCGAATGTAAACACCGGTATTTGTTGATCTTCCGGTGAATTAATATATTTCCGTTTATAATGTTCCCGAAATGCTTGCTCCTGCTCTTTAGGCGTTGATGTATCCAAACCGTCTGTTTCTTTGCTTAATATCCCTGGGGGATGACCGCCTTTATACATGTTGCTGGTTAATTCAGCACCTGCATTCAAACTATTGATCGTGTGAAGTGCAACCTTAAGTGGTGAAATACCCATAAAATTGTCGCCATTCTCAAGCCACAAACTCGGCATTCGTTCATGCCAAACGTCGGTTGGTTTGATGTGATACTGTTCGTTTAAATCTAATCTATAATGGTCTATTGGTTTGCGCTCTCCGCCGGTAAAAATCGTAACATTTTGAGTAGGCATCATAGATAACCCGTTCTGGTTTATTTTGCCTTTATTTATGCCGGTTTCATATTTCGGAGCGTAAACAATTGAATTTCCAGTAACCAATTTAAATAAAATATAAGCACGCTTAAACTCATTCCAATTTTGATAAAAGTTTGGTCGCTTCAATAATTTTTCAAATTCAGGCAATTGAATATCAACATATTTCCCGTTTGACTGAACTTTTACTATTCTATATTTTGGAAGTGTAAACTTATTGGCTATTCTTAAAAGAATTCCAAACACATCAGGATTCCCTTCATATCCTTTTCTTACATAATCTTTTAATTTAGAATCTTTCGTCAATCCCTGCCCTTGACTTATAAATCCATATAATGCCTGATTTAATTGATTTTCATTTGTTATCATTCTTTCATATAACAAATTAATCTGCTTTTCAAGCATTTTCTCCTTTTTACTTTTCCAAATCACGCCCATTGGTTTGTATTTTTTTGTAATTTTAATAATTCTGCTGCTGCCCAAACTGCTGCATCTATTCTGTTTGGACTTTTTCCTTGCCCAGGAACCCATGTAAGTTGTTCATTTTCTAATTTGCTCATATTGCCAACATGGAAAACTTTTCCCTGTTCGTACATAGAAACAAGCGGTTCGGCTCTCACTTCTTTACCTTTTGTTGCTCTTACCTGTATAACTCTAACCACTTTATCATATTGCCTTATTACTGTCTCAACCATATCGCCACCCTGGTTAACTTCTGCTACTATTGCATCACCATCTATTATTTTTAAATCATTTAATGCAATTGTAGCCCATTGATTCGGGCTATATTTCCCTGTTGAATCCTTAAAGAAATAAAGGTTATTTGAATAATCAATACCAGCTGAGATAATACCTGTTTCGTCACTATCAAGATTTTTAGTAACGGCCGGGTCAATTGCTATAACTTTTCTTTTTAATTCGGGCAAAGATGATTTTCTTTTAAACAATTCAGGCGACCACAAAGAATCCATTACCTGGTCAACAAACTTTCCGTATATTTCCTGTTCAACCATTATAGGACTCATCCCAGAAATCTCATCTTCAAGCTCTTTAATATTTTCAGGGTCTAATAAAGGGTTATCATAACTTGTATATTGAAGCAACCTATATCCTTTTTCATTGTTCAAAGCCTTAAGATATAGTTTATAATATTGATGTTCTTTCCCTTCTTTCTTCGTTTTTCCTTTGGGTACTCCTAAAGCAAAAAGAATAGAGTTAGGATTGTCAATCATCATCGGCAGGACTACATTTGTATAAAGGTAATCATTTTTTAAGATAATGCCGGCTTCATTGAGTATTATCTTATCATATCCAAAACCCTCCCAATTTTCCGGACGGTCAGCACTTCTAAAATCAATGTATCCTTTGCCTATTATTAGCTTCTTTTGTTGCCCGCTCCATTTATACTCAATCTTGTTTCTTACAAGCATGGGTTTACAATATCGTTCAAAGTATCTATCAATATTGCTGTTAATAGTATCACCCCACAAAATAGCATCACCATCTAATGCCCAGTCTATACAGGCGTGCATACTCCCTTGTGTAGCTCCAAATCTTCGACCTTTTGGAACAATCACATACCTTATACCTTCTTCATTGTTAAAGAATATTTCATTTTGCTGTGGTGTGTAGGTTAGCTCAATGTTCATTCTTTGCTATTAATTATTTTGCGAGTGATTGTTATTTCGCCTGTATTGTTCTGATCTATTTCTTGCCTATCTGACCAATCCATGTTTTTTAAGGCAAATATGGCTCCAGTAGTATTCCCATATTGCAAGTTTTCTTCATAATTCATCTCTATTCTTAACCTAGCTCTTTTTATTGTGTAAGAAAACTCAATTAATTTTTCGTAATCATATAAAGACTGTCTGCTTTCAAATCCAAGATAATAAGCTAATCCAGTTAATGTAAAAACCTTTAGCTTAATTACTTGCTGTTTGCTTCCAGAACCAACTATAAAATCCCTTTCATTAGCACCGTCATTAAAGTATTCATCTATTTTTTTTTGTAGGTCTTCTTTGTTTACAAATAAAGCGGGACGACCACCATTATTTCCTAATGCATTCTTATTTCCCTTTGGTGCTGCCATTACTCAAATCTCGTGTTTTGTCTTATTTTGTTTTGATATTTTTGATACCTAACATATTTCCATATTTCAAAAAGTTCTCTATAATCATCAAATACAGATTGCATTGTATTAATAACGCCTTTAATCATTTCATCAAATTCCTTAACTCTTTTATGCTTTTTAATGTATCGTTTTATCCAAAAATGCAAAATATATATCCAAGGTATCGCGGTTAAAATAATTAACAATAATTCCATACTGCAAATATAAGTTAATTTAATTACAATGTCAAATTCCTAAAAAATAACATATCGTTCCAAATATCCAAAGGATAATGAATATAGCTATTATTACAAAAGCTAATACAGCTAATTTTAATAGTAATCGTTTCATAGTTCTACGTTTTTTAATTTTAACTGGCCGTTTGTTTTTTCGGCTAAATCTTCTAATGTCATATGTTGCTCAATTTCATCCCAGCTTTTAAAATGGCCACCCAATACCTTATATTCAAATGATTCCCAAAAATATTAGCGTAACATTCCAGGAGATCGAAATTTTGCCGTTTGTTCGCTTCAAAATTAGATATAGTCGCTTTTGATACTCCTAAAGCATTAGCAATATCCTGTTCAGTCATTGCCTTCTTTCTTTTTTGAACAAAAGTGTTTAATATTTTTGAATAGTCATCTTTAAATTCTGCCATTTGTTTAATATTTTAAAACTTTAATAATTTTAACTGACTAATGTTTAGTGTTTTAATTGTATTTGTCTACATAATAGTAGTTATGCACAAGCCTAATAAGCTTTTCCGTGCATCCGCTCGCGTGAACGATTGTATTTCAATTTAAGGTTTATATGTCTTTCAAGGTCTATTCCCCTCGCACCGCATAAATCGAGTATTCGTATAACTGTGTCCGCCAACTCGTCCTCGAATGTATCTTTTATGTAAGTTTCAAATATGTCGCCATGAGCAATTCCTTTGTCAAATTTGTCCAAGTTGGCTACTCTACCTTTTCTGTCAGCTTCTAATGCTTCGGAGAGTTCGCTCACGCACAACATCAATAAAGTTCCTGTTTCTCGCTCGCTATCCCAGAATCCTTTGCGTTTAGCATCTTCGTGTATCTGTTTAGCTGCATCGTTAAGGCCAGTGCATAACAAGCGGTCATACGCCATGCCTTTTTCGTTAGTATTCGATTGTTCGTTTTTCATATCTAAGTTATTTTTAAATTGATAAATTCGTTATTTGTTTACGGCACGAGCGCATACCGCCAGCCGTTAGGCACAATAAAAATTACTTAGTGTCTGCCACTAATGAACTGTCGTGATATTCTGGGATAGTATTCCATTCCCATTTTTCACCAGTTAATATCTTTCCTTCTTTGGTATCTATTATCAATTTTATTACTCCTACACTATGTAATTGTAGGTAAGTTGTATTTAATCCAATTTGTTGAACTATTTGTCCGTTATTAAATAAAATAATGTATCGTTTCATATCCGTAATTTTTACAGATGCCTAACAGCAAATCATAAAACATGGCTGTCGTGCATCTAATTAATATTTATGTTAATTTCAAATTCATATCTTTGTTGTGGCTTTTCGTTTGCCACGTTTCATATTTGCGTACCGTTAGCGTTAATAATAGGAATAGCCAACGCTCATTTCGCATCTATCAGTTTCAAATTTTAATGGATTTTCTTTTCTAACAAATGTCACTATTCGTTTACCTTCAATACTGCCATCATTAAAATAAATTGTTTCTTCATTTCCATTATATTCGATAGCAAATCTTTTGAACCTTCGCTTTGCTTCTTCTTCAATGTTTAAATCAATACCAACAATTTCTTTTAATCGCTCGGTAATCACTTTGTTTCTTTTATCTTGTATGTCGCTAATTAGCTTCGATGTAACGTCTTGCATTAAATTACTAACGCTAACATCGGCTAATAAATCATTGCCTAAATCGTCAGGTAATTGAATCGGTACTGCTTTTAATTCCATTTTGTTATAATTTGATAGTTAGAAGCATTTTATCGGCAACGCTTCATAGCCGTAATCCGTTAGCGAGAATGATTAATCCACGCCAACATTGCATCTATTTGCTCTTTGTTTAATATGAAAGTGTTGTTTTCTCCATCATCAATAGATATTTCAATATCACCATCTTTGTAATTGAAAAATGCTAATTCTTTTGTCCTACCTCTGAATAACAAATCACTCTCGCTAACATAGGCTATATGCAATGCCTGTTTAGTGCTATCATCTAAGTTCATTATATCTTGTGTCATTTCTGCATTTATTAAAGTTAGTGCAAGTTTTACGGCACTGCACATAGCCGAAACGTTAGATCGAATTGCCCGCTATCCATCCTAGCTCCTTACAGTCGCCCATCCTTGCAACAGCACGACCAAAGCCAATTCGATCTAATGTTGCGGGCTGTATTCCATCCACACAGTCATATGACTAACTAATTAACAGGCTACCAAATCCAAAGGCAACTCTATCTAACTAGCTGTCATATGACATATTTTGCGGATGAGCAAACATAAAATTATTTGCCATTAACAGCATCGTAAAAGATTTTACATCGTACGTACTTGTATTTTTTACCATGAGTAATATGATTTTTACAATTTCTACACCCGACCGATCCTATCATACAACCTTTTACTACTTTGCATTCAGTAAAACACCATCCATGTTCATTAGATTCATAATAAATTTTATCATTTTTCATAATTTTATGTATTAAAGTTTAATGCAATTTAACATAAGTAAATCAGTTAATCAAATTTAAGAATATGTTTAATAACATATCCGCAAAATCCATCATATACAGCCCGCAACATTGTAGCACATTAAAACGATGCTACAACATGGTATATAAGCCATGCTTGCGTTTGTAGCTCGCCTCTTCATCTTTCCTATAATCACAATTCATACTGTTTGGGTTGCATTTATCTTTCAAAGCCCAACAATTTCCTTTTTTATTCACGTAAACACAATCTTTACATTTTTCTGGTATTTTTACTTTTATTTTTTCCATCCCTAAAAATATTTTAAAATTATTACTGTGTACCTCGTTCAATTGTTAGTAGGTTAATCCGCACGGCTCATATACCTGTCCGTTAGGCACAATACTAAGAAACGCCATCGTGCATCTCGTATTTTGCCATTTCTAAACCTTTGCATACGGCATTCATTACCATATCCAAATCAGTTCCATTAAACACTTGCCAACCCTCTTTTTTATCGAATATCGCTTGATTTCCTTTAAAATCTTCGGTTAAGCATTTTAATATTTTCTTTTTAATTAAGTTCCGTTCTTTGTTTGTCATTTTAAAAAGTACTGTGCCTAACAAGCGGTCATAAAGCATACCGCAGAAAGGCTTGTTAATAATTTGAAGCGTTGTACAATGCGGTACGCTTCATACCGCCAGCCGTTGTAGTCAATCATCCAGCACGGCATCCGCCTAAACCCTCTTCCGGCACACCCACAGTCCACGATAATTGACTACAACGTCCCGGGAAATAAGGCTTCGCACGGATGCTGTATTGCTTCTAAGTTTCTTCATATTCCAAAGATGACTAACTACAACTCGAAATCATAGCACAGAATTTTAAGGGCGGTGCTATGAGTCCGTAAAATTATTCGCACTTATATCTTGTATCGCCTTCTAAATATTTTATAGTATTCCACAAGTTTTCAATTGTAATAGTTCCAAGTGGAGATAAATTTCCCTTACCCGCTTTAATACCTTCAAGATATATAGCTAAATATGTAAGATTTCTTATGTCTATGTTAATTTTTTCTTGATTTGGTTTGTCCATAATTTTACTATTTATTGGTTAATATTAAATTTTCTACTGTCTGACAGGGCTATGATTGCCCTTAAAATTCCGTCCCATATTTCCCGGGACGTTAGCGGTCATGCCTAACTGACTGCTCCGAAACAAAATTTGTCCATTGAGTAGCCATAGCCTGTGCAATTCCTGGAAACGTCTTTGACCGAAGTTTAGCACGTTCATCTTTTGGTAGTTTCCAAGCATCCGCATACCAGCCAGGCATTGTTTTACCGCTCTTAAATTTTTTTCGTGGTTCAGGTTTTACCACATTCGTAGGCGTTAATGGTGGAAGTCCTTTAAGCCATAAACACGTTTTCTTTTCGTATGGGTCGCCAAATTCATAAGGGTTAATTATTTGGTCGGGTTTCCGCCATACGCTACTCATTATTCCTACTGGGTTTTCAATAGCGATATAATCACAATCAGCATTTGCGAACATCAAAAAGAATTTAATCGCTTCTTCACGGTCTTTATGCCTTTGCACGGCTTTTTCTCCGTATCGGTCAATATTAAACCATCTGTTACCTGTTACAGTTAGGTATGTGCATGGCGGAAACGCTACAATCATATCCCATTTCTGTTTTAGCAATTCGGTTACATCTTGCTGTAAATGCCATTCAGGATGTCCGCCACTGCAAGGAAGTATATCACAAGAAAAAGCCTCGTGTCCTAACTCCCTAAATCTGTTTGTCAATGCCTGGCTTTCTTCACAGGCTACTAAAATTCTCATTCTATTTAAGTTTATTCGTTAATAATCCGGCACGAACCGCTAACAACGTATAGGCGGCATTAAAACGACCGCCTATACGCATCTGTTAGCGGTCATTGCCCTAATGGTGCTATCATTCCACAATGAGTGCAACTTTTCCAATAGGTATCTTTCTGAATATAGTTATGATGGCAGGGCAACGAACCGCTAACATCGGCTATACGTAAGTTTTTTACTTCCGTTAGTCGGTTAATAACATTGTTTGCCTCTATCAACATTTCTATCAATTTATCTTTTTTTACCATTTGATACATCTCTACTTTTTCAGAGTGTGTCATTTCAATTACTTGCATCATATATTTTAATTTAGTGTTTCAAATCCGTAAAAAACCTGACGTATAGCCGAGAACCGTTAGCAACAAGGCTAAAAGACATCGACCCAAACATTTCGATTTGGATATTTTATCTTCATTTCGTTGCATAACTTTTCAGCATCCGATTTACGTTTAAATGTTTTTGCGTTTTCTTTTACTAATGTTCTTCCAGGGTCACCATTCCAATCGGCAATCCAACAATCATGATTAGCTTGAACTTTAATACAATAAAGCCCAGTTGCTAACACAGTGTCAACCGCAATAGCGGATTCTGTGGTTTGCGAAGTATTCTGCTCTTTGTTCATATTCGTTTATTTTGATAAGTTATTACTATTTAATCCGCTACATGCGGTTACACTCAATCGTTATACACAAGCACTAAGTCTGTGCATTTAATCAAGGTTACTGCTATTTGTCCGCAATAACAGTTTTTTCTCCCCTCTTTTGCCCTATCGGGCAATTTTAGATAATTTAAGTTCAAAATAACTTCTGAAATCTGGATATTTATTTAAAAACTTAATAGCGTTTGTTTTTTTTGCCATTTCTATATATTCTAAAAAACTATATTTAGCGCAATTAGCTGGTTGGTTTGCCCATTGGGTAATATTTATATAAATATCTCTAAATGGTGAATTTTCCCATTCCTTGTATCTCATTACAAAAGGTAAGCATCCAAAAGAAAAAAGAATATTGATACGTTTAAAAATTATTTTTATATCATTTATCCAAAAATCCAAATTATATTTATTTTGATAATCAAAAGCACAAAAAACATAAAAATTAGTATTAATTCTTTTAGAACTACTATTTTTGAACTTATAGTACTGCGTATGCCATACTTTTAATTTTTTTACAATTTCATCTCTATATTTCCACATATCGAAAGCAAAATAATAATCTCCTTCATATTTTAGTTCAAATATTTTTTTCGCTCTTTCTTTGGTTATTAATCTAATATCCATACCCTGTTTAAATTGTATTTTTTTGCCAGTTTGTTTTAATTGCTCTAATAATAAAAATAACTTGCTGTTCGGCAACCCTAAAACATTATCGTCAAGCAGAGTTACTATTGGTCTATTTACTTCTAAAAATTCTGATACAGGAGAATGCAATTCTACCTTATTATAGTTTTTATTAATACAAAATGGGCATTTCCTGAAACATCCGCGCGTTGTGAATCCAATAGAAACATCTGTGTAATTTTTTTTATTTTTTATTATAGGCAAAACTTTGTTATATAAATTATAATCTGGTTTAGAATGCTCTATTTCTTCATCCAAAAAAGTAGCTTTATCATAAAAAAAACCGCTACCACCAATTATAACGTTTTTCATGCTATTTATAAAATCAGGAGTTTTTGTATCTAAAAATACTTTTGAAACTATAATTATATCATAATTATGTGGAAATAAGCTATTAGGATTTATTTCATTAAAGCCAATCAATTCAACTTCGTTACCTTTATTTTTTAAATATGAACTTATTTTCATCAAAGCCAAATTAGGAAAATTATGGTTTTTTCTCATAACAAAATCATTATCTATTAATCCTATTTTTTTCATAGTTAAAACAATTATTTTTGATTGAATTTTTGCAACATTTCATTCTCTAATCCATGAAAATCATCAATCGAAATATATCCGATATCCAAATAATCTCTAAATTTAGTAAGATAATACGAAACTGCTGTATGATGACGATTTATTTGTTTTGATAATTTTCCTGCAATACCATGTCTTACATCACATTTTAATCTTTTGATAATTTTTGTATTATACGAACCAGGATCAAAAATCTTAACTCCTAAAACTACAAAAATTAATCGAACATAAACTAATTCACGTAATCTGCTTTTGCTTACAACATCAGCAATTTTTACGTTATAATGTTCGCACACGAAATTTAAAAGTGTTGTAGGTGTTATTTTTTTATACTGTTCAGGAGTAATTTCTTCTAAAATTTTTCTTAGCTGTTCTTCCGATAATTTTTCAATAAAATAATCGGCTAATAAGTTTTTTTGTAGTTCTGTTATTTCCATAGTTGTAGTTTTTAAAATGGTACTTCATCTTTTTCAAAATCGTTATTTTCAGAAATTTCATCCCAAAAATTAACATCTTTTATTTCTTTTTGTTTTTCTTTAAATAGCCAATTGGTATAATCCCAATGATCTATATCATCGTTAATTGATTCAAAACGCCCATTAATATAATTATATCGCAATTCACTAACGCCCTGTTCTCCCAAATTTTTAAATTTTATCTTTTGCCAGTAAATTTCAACTTCATTTATCATTAAATTAGTTTCATCATCTCTTTTTCTGTGCACAGTAAATCCGTAATCTGCTTTATTGTAAAAATTAGCACTTCCCGAAATATCATATAAAGTTGGCACTTCTCCTTTTTGCATTTTTCGAGGATGGGCAACTAAAAAAATCAATACATTATTAAACTTTGCAAAATTTGTAATCTTATCTAAAAATCTACTGATATATTGCGTTTCGCTATCACTATATTGATGTTCTAATTTATTGTAAGGATCAATCACAAGAATTTTAATACCTTTTTGATTAACAAGAGCTTTTGCCGAGTTAATAACTGATTCAACTTTCATATCATCTTCATTCAAAATATAGAAAAAATTGTCTTTAATATATTCGTAAATACTATAAAAATCTGTGTTGTCTGTTTTTTTATCAAACTTTTTACCTGAATATTTTTCATGTATTTTTCTATAATGATATTTTAAAGGATAATTTTCAGGTGTGAAATATGCGGCTTTCCAACCATATAATAAATTTAATCGTGAAACTAAATAATCTACAAACTCACTTTTACCACTACCTGGCACTCCGGTAACAATGGCAAGCCTTCCAAGTTCCCAAGTTATGTACTTATCAATATCATTGTTTTCAATTAAAAAACCTCTTTGTATTCCATTTTCGTATAAATCAACAATATCATTATACAAATAATTTATATTAACAACACCTTTAATCGGTACAGGTTTAGCATTATCAATAAGTTTTTTTAATTCAATACCACCTTCATTTACAAAATATTCATTGCTATCTTTATATTGTTTAAAATTTAAAAGATAACACTTCTCCGCTCCTAAACGTCTTATTAATTCATCTTTTAATTCAATACCTTTAGTATCGTTGTCTGTTGCTAAATATATTTTTTTCTTATTATCAAAATATCTAATACTACTATCTAAATATTCTAAATTTTTGTTTGCTCCATTTGGTACAGATATTACATTATAAAATCCATTTTCTATCCATGTTAAAGCGTCGATTTCACCTTCACAAATTATTATTTCATCTTTTTCTAAGGCGTTGAAATTATACCAAATAAGCTCTGCACCAGAAACCAATTTAAAAGATTTTTTGGGGCCACGAAATTTTATATTAACTTGTTTATTTTTAATAAAAAATGGAAAACAAATAACCTC